AGAGCTTCAGACGGTAAGTTTGTAACCAGAACGGAGATAGTAACCACAACCGGAACGCTCTTGTTTAATTGTGGTAACTTTTAAGGATAAAAAATGGCAACTATAATTCAGATAAAAAGAAGTAATGCAGCTTCAGCACCTAGTACACTAAAACAAGGTGAAATGGGTCTTACGTTTGGGGCAGGTACTCAAGCAAATTTAGGTGATAGACTTTTCATAGGAACAGGTTCAGTAGATTCAAATGGTGACGCAACTAGTATTGACGTTATCGGCGGTAAATATTTTGCAGATTTAAATGACCACGCTCACGGTACATTAACTGCTAACTCAACAATAATTGTTGACTCAAACAAAGCAATAGATGAATTAATTGTTGGTAACTCTGCTACATCAGGTGGTCAAATTAAATTTACAGAGGGAACAAACAATGGTTCAAACTTTGTTGCTTTAAAAGCACCTAACAACACGGCTGCTTCAACAATCTTTACACTACCAAATGGTGATGGTACAGCAGGTCAGTTTATGAAAACTGACGGTGGCGGAAATCTATCTTTCGAAACAATCTTTTCAAACATAGATATGGCCGGTGATACTGGTACAGACACTTACAATACTAATGAGACTTTGACTTTTGCTGGTGGTGCTGGTATGCAAGCTGCGGTTACAGATAATACGGTAACTATTAATGCAACAGGTTTAACAGATTCAAATTTATCAGGTAGTGCGGCTATCTCAAATGCTAATTTAGCAAATCCAACATTAACTTTGGGTTCATCTACATTAACATTAGGTGCAACAACAACAGATATTTCTGGTTTACAATCTTTAGTAGTTGATGATATTACAATTAATGGTCAAACATTATCAACAACAGCAAGTAATAAAGATATTAATATTAACCCACACGGAACAGGTACTATAAAAGTTCCTAGTGGTTACGAAGATAGAAGTGGTTTTGATAATCAATCATTAGCAAACAAAGCATATGTTGACCAAGTTGCTCAAGGTTTAGATACTAAACCATCTTGTAGAGCGGCTACAACTGCTGACTTATCAGCAACTTACAATAACGGAAGTTCAGGTGTTGGTGCAACATTAACAGCAGGTTCAAATGGTGCAATCGTAGTAGATGGTGTATCACTATCAGCTAACGACAGACTATTAGTTAAAAATCAATCAACAGCTTCTGAAAACGGTATCTATGTTGTTTCAACTCAAGGTGATGGTTCAACTGCTTTTGTATTAACAAGAGCAACTCCTGAAGACCAACCATCAGAATTATCTGGCGGTGCTTTCGTATTCGTAGAAGAAGGTACTATTGGTTCTAATAACGGTTATGTATTTACACACACAGGTGCTCCAACTTTTGGAACAACTTCTTTAGATGTTGTACAATTCTCTGGTGCAGGTTCAGTAATTGCAGGTGCAGCTTTAACTAAATCAGGTAATACTTTAGATGTTGCAGTAGATAACTCTTCAATCGAATAGATAACTCTTCAATCGAAGTTTCAACAGACTCATTAAGAGTTAAAGCATTAGGTATTACTAACTCAATGTTAGCAGGTAGTATTGCAAGTTCTAAACTAGCAGACCCAATTTTCTTTACAGATGAAACTTCAACGCAAGGTCAAGTATCAGTAGGTGGTACTTTAGAATTTTTAGCAGGTGAAGGTATGAATACAACTGCCAACGGAAATAAATTAACTATTGCAGGTGAGTTAGCAACAAATACAAATATAGGTGTTGCAAAATTTAACGCTAACAATTTTGATGTAACCTCTGGTGATGTTGAAATTGCTACTATTGATGGAGGAAGTTTCTAGTGTTTACTATTATCAAAAAATGGTTTGATGGTGTTTTAAAATCTTATGACAAAAAACCAGCCAAAAAGAAACCAGCAGTAAGAATTGGTGATTTAGAATACAAAACAAAAAAAGAATTAGAAACTATCGGTAGAAAAATCGGTATAGAATTAGATAGAAGATTAACTAAAACAAAATTAATTAATAAAATTAAATATAAAGTAAAGAATAGAAATAGATAATGACAACCGTAATTAAACCAAAACGTTCATTTACACCATTACAGATACCAGCAGCTTCGGCTCTTGAAATTGGTGAGTTATCTATGAACGCTGCTGATGGTAAGTTTTATACTAAAATGACAAACGGCACCGTCAAAGAATTAGGTGGTGCAGGTTCAGTTATCTTACAAGACGTTACCACAAATGGTAACATAACTACAAACAATATTGTATTAAACGGTTCAGATTTAGTATTTGAAGGATATCTAGCAAACGCTTATGAAACAACTTTAAGAGTAGTTGAGCCAACAGCAGATAATATTGTTAGACTACCTAACGTATCTGGTGATGTTATAACAACTGGTAATTTAACAAAAGATGGTACTGCTTCAGGTGACCCTTTAGCAGCTGAAGGTGACGCAGTAGCATTTGCTATTGCATTAGGAGGGTAATAGATTATGGCTAGTTCGTTTATCAATGCAGGCGCTCAATTAACAATAACAGACGCTACAGGTGCTAATATATACACTTGTCCAGCTTCTACAAAAGCAGTTATTCACGCTTGTATGGTATCAAATTTAAACAATTCTGGTACTTCAAAAGGCACAATCAAGATTACAACTGACGGTGGTTCTACTTTTAGAACGGTTTTAAAAGACGCAGAGATACCACCAAATGACACTTTACAGATGGATAAACCTCTCAATTTAGAGGCTGGTGATATAATCAGAATTTATGGTACATCAACTAATATGGAATGTTTTTTATCTATATTAGAATTAACATAAAAACTTTTATAAATATAGATAGAATTTAAGTTAGGAGACATTAATGGCACTAGTAGTAAATAAAGTTTACAACGCTAAAGACGCAAATGGTAAAACAATTACTAGTGAGTATAGTTTTCACGCTTTAAGTCGTGATGATAATGGTCTTTTAACTTATACCAAAAGTAATTGGTATAGCGGAGACCAAATTAATATGGACAATGGTGAGGGAGTTGCTTACAATTCAGTAGGTGATTTTCAAAAAAATGAGTTGACGTATGCTAGTGGTTCGTATTCAGTAGGGCATAATATTAATGATATACCTATTGATTATAATTCGACAACTGACCCTAGACAACCGAATACTACAAATAGAAAATATGAGCAACACGTATTTGATGAAAATAAAGCGACATATTATATTAATAGTGATGGTTATTTGGTATTAAGAATTGGTAGTGAATATACGTATAGCTCAAAAGATGGTGCAACTGGAAACTGGACACCGTAATAAGGAAATATAGGAAAAAACAATGGCAGATTTTGTACTAGGTAGACTAAAGTTTCACTTTAAAGGCACTTGGACTACTGGAACGGCTTATATAAAAGATGACGTACTTACCTATGGTGGTAATGCGTTTGTATGTAAAGTAAACCACACAGCGGCTTCAGATTTTTACACAGATTTAAATGACTCAACTCCTAAATGGGCAAAAATGGCCGGCGGTTTCGAGTACAAAGGAAATTGGGCAGCAACAACTCTTTACAAAATTGATGATATCGTAACCTACGGTGGTTCAACTTATAGATGTTTAACAGGTCATACTTCACAAGCAGACTTATATGATGACACGGCAAAATGGCAAACATTTGCCGCTGGTTTAGCTTGGAGAGGTTCTTGGGCAACATCAACTGCTTACAGAAATGATGACATTGTAAAATATGGTTCAAACACTTATCTATGTACAACTCAACATACATCTTCAGGTGCAACATTAGACGAAACTAAATTTACTTTATTCGTATCAGGATTAGAATTTGAAAATTCTTGGTCATCTTCAACTTTATACCAATTAGGTGATATTGTTACCTACGGTGGTTATAACTACGTTGCTGAAAGAGCAAACAATAACGTTATACCTTATAACAACTCTTCAGATTGGAAATTATTTACAACAGGATTTACTAACACAGGTACTTGGTCAAACTCAACAGCATATAAAACTGGTGATACCGTAAACCACGGTGGTCATTATTATGTGGCTAAAATTGATGGAACAAACCAAGAGCCAACAGGTACAACTAACTCATATTGGGATTTAGTTGTAGAAGGATTATATTGGAGAAACAATTGGGCAACTGCTACTGCTTACAAAATTGGTGACGCAGTATCTTATGGTTCATCTTCATACAGAGCAAAAACAAATCATACATCATCTGCTTCTAACAGACCAGATGTTTCAGGTCAAACAGATTGGGACTTACTTGCAGAAGGAGATTCAAACGCAACTCTAACTACAAGAGGTGATATTTTAACAAGAGACGCAACTCAACGAGTTAGATTACCAATTGGCGCTGCTGGTACTTTCTTAAAATCAGATGGTACAGATATTGTATGGGCATTACCAAATGTATCAAACAAAGTTTATTACGTATCAACTTCAGGTGTTGATAATACAGATACAGGCAGAGGTACTTCACCAGAATTACCTTGGAGAACAATTAAATATGCTTGTACACAAGTAGCTTCAGACACAACAAATTTCAAAACAATTAAAGTTGCAACAGGAACATATACTGAACAATTACCAATTACGGTTGCAAGAAAAACTGCTATCGTAGGTGATAACTTACGAAGTGTTACCGTTTCACCAGATACTACAACTGACAATGGTGCAGGTGCAGGTATTTCAAGTGATGGTTCAACACCAAATAATAGACAGACTATGTGGAGATTAAATGACTCAACTACACTAACTGGTATGACATTTAGTGGTATGACAGGTCAATTAGCAGGTTCGCCAAGTGCAGACGGTGTTACCAGACCAACAACTGCTTCAGGTGCAACAGCAACTGGTGTTGTTTGTGCTCTTGACCCAGGTACAGGTCCATCAGACACGTCTGTTCATATTCTTTATAGGTCACCTTTCGTACAAAACTGCTCATCAATAGGTACTAGAGCAGTCGGTATAAAAGTTGATGGTTCTTTACACAGCGCAGGTAATAAATCAATACTTGCAAATGACTTCACACAGGTAATTGATAACGGTATAGGTGTTTGGTTATTAAATGGTGCAAAATCAGAATTAGTATCTGTATTTACATATTACTGCCACGTAGGTTATCTAGTAGATTCAGGTGGTGTAATGCGTTCACTAAACTCTAACAACTCATATGGTGAAAGAGGTTCAGTTGCTTCAGGTGTTGACCCTAACGAAACACCGGTTACAGCAACGGTAACTAATAGAGACAATGAGGCAATCATTGGTAGAGCATTAGTATCAAACGCTGGTGTTTACAGATTAGAACAAGAATACGCAGGTGAAACTTATACATCTGCTACAGAAACAATAACAGGTTCAGGCGCAAATGCTAACTTTACAGCTGACTTTGCTGACGGCGCTGTTAAACATATTGATGTCGCTACAAATGGTGCAGGACACTTTACAACAATTGGTGCTGCTCAAGGTGGTACAACAACAACAATTAGATTAGCGGCTGCCGATACGCAACCAGATGATTTCTATAATGGTATGAGAATTACGATTACAACTGGTACTGCTTCAGGTCAAACTGCTTACATTGGCGATTATGCAACAGCAACAAAAACTGCTACCGTTTTCAAAGAAGATGGTTCAGCAGGTTTTGATGTATTTGGTCCAACTTCAGTTGCAGTTGCTCCAGACGCAACAACAAACTATGAGATTGAGCCAAGAGTTACCATCACAGGTGGTGGTTCTCCTACAAGAAACGCATTAGCAAGAGCTGTAATCGAAAATCAAATAATTAAAAAATTCTTAATACTTGATGGTGGTGCAGGTTATTCATCTGCTCCTTCAATCACGGTAACTGACCCTAACGCTTCAACGGTTGGTACTGGTACTGCTACAATAGGTGACGGAGTAATTTCAAGATGGACTTATGTAGCTGCAGGTTCAGGTTATAAACAAGAAAACACAGCAGGTACCGTAAGCGGTGATGGTTATGCAGAAATTTTACCAGTTGGTGCAACGGTAAAAACTACTGGTTTAGCTGCTTCACCAAAAGCAGGTTCAAGTATTGTATTTTCAAATGCTTCAAGTGTAAGTTATATTATTGTAACCGTTCTTTCACACGCAAACGGTGGTATAACAAATATGGAAGTATCTCCAAATATTTCAAAAACAAATGCTCCTGTACACGGAACAACTGCTACAATTAGACAAAATTATTCAAACATAAGATTAACAGGTCACGACTTCCTAGATATTGGTACAGGTGGTATATCAACTACAAACTATCCTGACTTAAATGGTTATACACAATCACCAGACCAATCAGACGAAGTTTATGATTTAGACAGAGGTAGAGTATTCTATACTTCAACCGACCAAGATGGTAACTTTAGAGTTGGTGAATTGTTTAGAGTAGAACAATCAACAGGTAAGGCAACATTGAACGCAGAAGCTTTTGACCTTTCTGGATTAAGACAATTATCTCTAGGTTC